CAGCGCAAACATCACGCTGGCCAGCGATGGGACGACCACCATTGCAGCGCCCAGCAACATCATCAAAAGCGGCACCGCCGTCGCATCCACCAGCGGCACTTCGATTGACTTCACTGGCATCCCAAACTGGGTGAAGCGGATTACGGTGATGTTTGATGGAGTAAGCACAAATGGATCAAGCTTTGTATTAATCAGGCTTGGGGATTCTGGGGGAGTTGAAACTACTTCATATAATTCGGGAAGTTATTATCTTATAAATTCTGCTACTAACGGATTTTTGGGTGACACTACTGGGTTTGTTGTGCTATGGGGTAACGCCGCAGGGAATCGCTACGGAATTATGCAAATTGATCTTTTAGATGGTTCAACTAATTTATGGACTTCTAAATCTAATTTTTATGTTGAAAACGGAGCATCTTCTGGGAGTGTTTTTGGCGCTGGTAATAAATCACTTTCCGCAACCCTCGACCGCATCCGCATCACCACCGCAAACGGCACCGACACCTTTGACGCTGGGTCAATCAACATCATGTACGAGGGCTGATCATGGAACGCATTGAAGTCAACGTCATCACCGGCGAGCAAACGATCATCCCCCTCACCGAAGAGGAAATCGCTGAAATCCAAAGCCGCCCACAGCCCGAGCCACCGGCTGAGCTGACCGCCGAAGAAAAGCTGGAGCGTTCCGGCCTGACCGTGGCCGAATTGAAGAGCCTGCTTGGGCTTGATTAGTTCCAGCCACTACGGTTGACAGCGTGCTATGCTTTTGGGGTAACCGCCTGATTCCCATGGCTACCACCCTGAACGAAGCTTGGCAGCAGTTTGTTGTCGAGCGTTCTATAGCCCTGTCAGCCACAAGCCTGTCTACCGACTACCGTCAGGTCACCAACTGGCTAGCACGGTGTCCTCATCAGAACTTCGAGACCGATGGGCGCAAGATCTTAACCTGGGTGCTCCAGCAGCAACCGGTTCAGTCGGCCCGTCGCGTCTCCATGTTCCTCAAAAGCCTCTACCGTTGGGCCAGCCAGGAGGACATCCAGCTCATCGAGCGTAACCCAATCCAAACCTTTAAGATGCCCAAAGCACCTCAGAAGGATGAAGAGATTGTGGTCATACCTCGCAATGAAGTTGGCATCGTCATGGCTGCCCTGGAGGCTAAACAAACCTATCGCAGTACTAACTGGGCTCTCTTTTCAGAGTTCATGCTTCAGACTGCCATGAGAACTGGTGAGGTTAGGGCTCTGATGTGGTCGGACATTAAGGATAATAAAATCCTGGTCCACCGCAACTACACCTTAACCCACGGTCTCAAACATAGTACCAAAACAAACAAGAAGCGTTGGGTTCCCCTTAATCAAAGGTGCCTTGAAATTCTGTCTACTTTGGAAAAAACCGACGATTTCATCTTTCCTTGGGACCGGTCGGCTTACCAAAGCTACTTCAGAACTAAGATGCAACAGCTCAAGGCAGCAGATCTTATCACGCATCTCTACCGTCCGTACGACCTACGCCATACCGCTATTAGTCGATGGATTGAAGCCGACATTCCCGTGGCTCAGGTAGCCTCCTGGGCAGGTAATACGGCTGATGTGATCTGGAAACACTACGCCAACACAACCCAAGATTACGAAATTCCTGTTCTGTAATGGCTAAACCCAAGAGCGCCCTCAATAAGGTCGTTCATGTCCCCGGTCCCCCGAAGAAAACTAGGCAGGGGCAGGGGCAACATTCACTTCCAAACCACACCCGCAAAAAAACCAGAGGTCAAGGAAAATGATTACCTTCTTCGGTCTTAAGCTGTCCTATGAGGCGGCTGTCTTCTTCGCACTGTTTCTCGCTTCTGAGGCTATTGGCCTTAGCAAGTATCGTTCCAATACCGTTGCTCAAGTCTTTCTCAAAGTAGTGGACCTTCTGCGTCCCCTTCGTGGTGAGGATGACAAACTTAAGCGCATTAAGGACTCATTTCGGAGTTGAACCATGACGGTTCTCAAGGTTCCTCAGTACTATCTTCAAACTGATAGTGCTACCCAGCATGGCGATAGGATGTGCTTCTCTAGCACAGTAGCTATGGCCATCAAATACCTTCTACCAAACGCTCTTAAAGGAAGTAATGCTGATGATACTTACCTGAGAACCGTTCTTAAGTTTGGTGATACGACTCAGTTCACCTCACATACCAGGGCAGCAAGCGAATATGGCGTTAAGGCGTCATTTCTTAAAAATGGGACCCGCTCGATTCTTGAAAAAGAGTTGGATGCGGGTTTTCCTATTGCTTGCGGTATCCTTCATCATGGTCCTGCTCATGCTCCAAAGGGCGGTGGGCACTGGTTATTGGTGATTGGTCTTACTGATACCCATGTTATCTGCCATGACCCCTATGGTGAGATGGATAATGCCAATGGTGGCTATCCTCAACCCGGTAAAGGGGGAAAGAACGTGGCCTATACCTGGAAAAACTGGTCCAAACGGTGGATGGTAGAGGGTAATGGATCCGGATGGTACATGACCTTTAGGGTAGCCAATGCCAAGCCTGTCTTTTCCAACACCTGGAGTGGAGTTAAGGCAGTAGCTGCCCGCTGTGGAGCTAAATATCCAGAAGTTATTGCTGCCCAGTGGGCTCTTGAGTCAGGATATGGCAAGCATACGTCTGGAAAGAACAATTTTTTTGGCATTAAAGGCAACCCTGGTACGGTCCAGGAAACCAAAGAGTTCTTTAATGGGAATTGGATCACCATTAAGGCTATATTTAGAGATTATGAGTCCCCTGAGGCCTGTATTGAGCACCTGATTAAGCTCTGGTATGCTGATTACAAGGGTTACGAAGGGGTCAATCGTGCTCTTAATGCGGAACAATGCTGCCATCTGCTTAGGCAGGAAGGCTACGCAACAGATCCAAAGTACCCTGAAAAGCTCATTAAACTTATCAAGGAGAATAACTAATGGCACATCCTGTCTATCCTACTTTTCCCGTTAGTCCCACCATTGGTCAAACTCATACCGCGCATGGTGCTACGTGGGTCTATTCCAACATTGGTTGGGTAAAAAAAGTTGTTGTCTTGACCAGCGATTACCCTATCTACGAAGGTCTTCTTGTTGAAGATAAGCCCTAACCTGCCATGACTAGAGCTTCAGAAGACCAATTTAACGAACTTCATGGCTTGGTCACCAACGAATTGATCGAACGTATCAAAAGTGGTGTGGCTACTACTCAGGATATTCGAGTAGCTTCCGATTGGTTGGCAAAGAATAATATCACCGGTATTCCTATCGCTGGATCTCCACTTGCCAACCTCTTTGAATCACTTGAATTGGAGCTGGAGGATGTCGAAAGGGCCATCCGATGACAACAGTCAAGAGCTAATTAGAAATGTCCTAGCTACAGCCGCCCTTGGTCTTTTTAGTTGGCACCTATTGACTCTTCATAACATTGCCAAGTCGGTCGATGTGCTGGTCCATAGGGCTGGTATGTCTGATCAACGCCTTGAGCGCCTTGAACAGTACGTTTATTTTAACGATGGCGCAAGCAAAAAGCAAGTCCGCTAAGTACTATGCGGCCAACCCCAAGGCAGCTGCTAAAAAGGCTGCCTATCAACGCAAACTGAATAAGAAACCAGACGTTAAGAATGCGTCTGAAGAGCGGTGGAACGAGCGGAGACGCCGTAAAATTGCTGGGAAGGGAGGTAAAGACCTTTCTCATACCCGAGATGGCCGCATGGTTATGGAGTCGCCATCCAAAAACAGAGCCAGAAATGGTCACAACGGTAAATCTACAAAGAAATGAAAGCCTCCAAACCAGGCCTTTACGCCAACATCAACAAGCGTCGTAAGGCTGGCACTAGCCGTTCCAAAAAGAACAGCACGGTGTCGGCTAAGGCCTATGCCAACATGAAAGCCGGATTCCCCAAGAAGAAGTAAACCACTCAGGATCGATGATTCTGGAAGCCCCTTCTGACTATCTTTACAACCTAAAAGCCATGACAAGCGCCGAAGCAAAGCGTATGTGGCGGCAAGCCATTAAGGAACGCTGGAATAACCAGTGTGTCTATTGTGGATCTGCCGACAACCTGACGCTTGATCATGTTCTTCCAAAGGCCAATGGGGGTCACGACACCACTCGTAACGTGGTCCCCGCCTGCCGAGCCTGTAACCAGTCTAAAGGTTCGAACCACTGGTTGTCTTGGTGGGTTGGACAGGAGTCCTTTGACCTTTCAAACTTTTCAAAAGTCCTTTCTTGGACAACTAGCTAGTACTTTATCTTTTTAAACAAATGGCTACTAAAGCTGCTGAACTCGTTTCGGCTTACGGCGGTATTTCGAATGCCCCTGGTCGTCGCTGCCAAGCCCAGACCATTGAAACCATTGCTGCTGAGACTTCGGCTGGCATTACCGGTGCTACGACCGTTGAAGATGCCTATGATGCTATCTTCGCTATTGCGGTAGCTGATCGTGCGGTTACTACCAACTCGATTGGTCGTGCTACCGGTATTAACGCCTGATGAGGGACTATGGCAAAACCTACATCATCTAGCGACCGGCGTAAACGGTCCACAAAAAAACCCGTTACTCAGGGTCAAAATCCTCAGCGGTCTAACCGTCAACGAGTGAGTCAGGCAAAGGTTACCTCTGCTGAAGCTCGTAAGCCTTCACCCCGCAGTGCGGGCATTAACCAAGGTAAAGGCGCTGGCCTGGGCCGTGTGACTGGCACTCAGGGTCGTCCTAAGCCTGCTACCCCTGCCAAGGTTACCACTGGAAGCAAGATCAGTCGTTTGGCAAACACTGTTACCAAGGCCGCCCGAGCCGCTAAAACTGCCGTAACTGGAAGTCGTGCTCTTGGTGCGCTGCGTGCTGCTGCTCCGTTGATGGCCAGCCCTCTTGGCGCTGCTGCGGCGGGTACTGGCGCTCTGGCAGCGTACGGTGTCAGCAAAGATGAAGTAAAGCGCACCAAAGCCGCTGGAACCTTTAAGCAAACCAATCGGCGTGGTGGTGGGTCTGTTGCTGGTCAACAACGTGCTTCTCGCGCCAAAGCTGCTGCTGCTGGTTCGACCTCCCAGTTTAAAGGTGCCCGCGATACGGCCTTTAAAAAGGCTGCTGCTATCAAGGGTAGCCCGGTTGTCGGTCCTAAAAAAGCGTCCTCCGGTAACGGTGGTGGCTCTTTTGACTCTGCCTTTGCTGCTGCTCGTAAGTCTGGCAAGAAAGAGTTTACCTGGCGTGGTAAGCGTTACAACACCAAACTTCGTGGTGAAAAGTAATGGCCAAAAAGAAACCACCTATTACCAGCTCACGCACACGGTCTGACCGTAGTGCCAATCAAGGGCAAGGTAATAAAAAGAATCCGGTTTCTACGCCTAAGCCTCGGACCTCGGCGGTGTCTTCTATGACTCGTCAAGGTCCTACGGCCAAGGGTACTCGCACGGCTTCTAATCGAGCACAGTCTCCACGACTGCCAAAGCTTCCCAAGAACCCGACCACAACCTATACGGTTCGAGCGACAGGTGGTAATAGCTCCAGTCCTAAGGTTAATCGCCTTAGTGCCCAGGCAGTTCCCAAACCGCGCCTAAAGCCTATGGCCAAACCATCGCCTCGCTTTGGAGGTAAACTTGGACTTAAGGCGGCAATTATTGCTGAAGCTCTTACCGCTCGTAACACGGCGGATGGTACGCTGACCGCTGCTCGCAAGCGTGGTGACCTCAACAAAAAGAGGAAAAAGTAATGCCCCTATCAAAAGGCAAATCCAAGGCCGCCGTTTCTAAAAACATCAGCAAACTCAGCAAAGAAGGCTACCCGCAAAAGCAGGCCATCGCCATCGCGCTGAGTAAGGCTGGCAAGGCTCGCAAGAAAAAGTAATGGCCAAGAAGAGCGTTAGCCTCTCTTTGGGTCGTGGAGAAAAGTCCCGCAAGGGCGGCCTTACCGCAAAGGGTAGGGCCAAATATAATCGGGAAACGGGGTCTAATCTTAAGGCCCCACAACCTGAGGGTGGTCCTCGTAAGAAGTCATTCTGTGCGCGTATGAGCGGCAACCCCGGTCCCTTAAAAAAGAATGGCAAACCAACCCGTAAGGCACTTGCCCTAAAGCGTTGGAAATGTAATTGATCCTCAGAGGGGGCTACACGGCCCTACAGGCCCCCTCTACCCCACATTAGGTATCGTATGTCCAAACCGCAAAAACAAGCCCCTTTTAGCACCATAGAAGAGCGTCTTGCTAAAAGCTTTCCTCTTTTCCTGTCTCTTGTGTGGAAGTCGCTAGACCTGCCTCGTCCAACAAGAGCACAGATGGCCATTGCGGACTATCTACAGAATGGTCCCAAGCGTCTTCAGATTCAAGCGTTTCGGGGGTTAGGTAAATCCTGGATTGCTGCTGCCTTTGTGCTGTGGGTGCTATGGAATGACAGGGACAAAAAGATCCTCGTGGTGTCCGCCAGCAAGCAGCGTGCCGATGACTTTACAGTGTTTACACAAAAGTGTATCCTAGAGTTTGACTGGCTTGCCCACATGCGACCAGTAGACGATGATCAGCGGTGGAGCCGAGTGTCATTTGATATTGCTGGATGTAAACCAGCCCAAAGCCCGTCCGTTAAGTCCGTCGGTATTACTGGACAGATCACTGGTTCTCGTGCTGACCTAATTGTGTTCGATGACGTGGAGGTGCCCGCAAACTCTGCCACCGACATGATGCGGGAAAAGCTACTTCAGTTGGTGACGGAGGGTGAGTCCGTTCTTACCCCTAAGCCTGACAGCCGTATCGTGTTTTTGGGTACGCCTCAGACTACCTTTACGATCTACCGAACACTGAGGGAACGCAATTATGTGCCCTTGATCTGGCCCGCCAGGTATCCAAAGAGCCTCGTAGGTTATGAGGATGTCCTAGCAACACAGCTCCAGGCCGACATTGAACGTGACGGCCACGAAGCCCTTGCGTGGAGACCAACGGATACCCGTTTCTCGGAGATCAACCTTCTTGAGAGGGAACAGTCAATGAGCCGAAGCAACTTTATGCTTCAGTTCATGCTGGATACCAGCCTGAGCGATGCCCTTAAGTTTCCCCTCAAGCTTTCTGACTTTTCGGTACTTCCCCTGGACCTTGCTAAGGGACCATCTGATGTGATTTGGGGAACCGATCGAGATACGCTGCTGGATCTTCCTGCTGTTGCCCTTCCTGGTGACCGGTGGCATCGACCCAAAGAGACCGGCGAATACATTCCCTGGAACGACACGATCACTGCTGTGGACCCCTCAGGTAGAGGCAAAGACGAAACAGTTTCTATTATTCTATCACAGATCAACGGCTTCATCTTTATCCGTGACATCTACGCCACCCAGGATGGGTATTCCGACACGACACTAAGGGAAATCCTCCGTCGCAGCAAACAGTATGGATCCAAAATGTGTCTCATCGAATCTAACTTTGGTGATGGTGCGGTTATGGAACTACTCAAGAAACACGCAGCCGAAATGAAGGTTGGTATGGCCTTTGAGGAAAGCCGAGCAACCACCAGAAAGGAAGACAGAATTATCGACACCCTGGAGCCAGTCCTTAATCAGCATAGGCTAATTATCGACCAGCGTCTCATTACCTGGGACTACCAGTCAAACCACGACATGGCACCCGAGGAAAGACTTCCTAGAATGCTGATGTACCAGCTGACAAGGATGTGTCGTGAGAAGGGGGCGGTAAAACACGATGACCGAGTAGACGCTCTAGCCCTTGGGGTTAAGCACTACCAGGACGTGCTGGCTATCTCCGCAAAGGAAGCACAGATCGACCAAAAACGACAAGAGTGGAACAACATGCTTACCACATTCCTAGAGTCTCCTCAACTGGCTACCGACATGCTAGTGGCGGGTAAGTCATTCGACACCTTAGAGGTAACCGACACCTCAGTCCATAGCTGGATTTAATCACGTTTTTCTAAAGAGGGTGCCCTCTATTACGGAGGAAGTGGTGCTCCTCCGTTCAGGAATTACTTCCTGTGTGGATCAGCGGTGTATAGAGGGGAGGATCTTCGGGTCTTCCCCTCCCCCCTAAATCCACTGACACAAAAAAGGTTTGACCAAATTTACCAGAAAAGGTGCCCTCTATTACGGGGGAGGGGTTAGGGGAGGGGGACTTCTGAACTAGCGACGAAGGAGCGCCGTGAAGACCAAGTTAGACATCCCCGAAGGGGGTGGCTGACGCGGAGCTGACCACATGAGTATGGTTCTTCCCAACACACATAGTAGTCAATCTATGACTAGACTCAGCAGAACAAGAGTCTCCGGAGCGGAGCGGAGGAGAATCGCAGTTCTCAGAACACTGAGTAGTAATCATAGTTGACTATGTAGTAATCACCACCATTAACAACTGGTGATGCTGTGACTACCAGTATCTTTATGGATATACATAACCGCTATAGCACGCTATAGCATGGTAACACCACTCACCACTTATCCACCGCTATGATTAAACTCGTCTGGATCACGCCAAAGGCGGAAGATACGATCGTCTATTGTGCCAGAGTCAGTAACCCAAAGGGGCAAGAAACCAACAACAACCCAGAACGGTTGATTCAGTATCTTGTTCGCCATAAGCACTGGTCTCCCTTTGAAATGGCCAGTATGTGTGTGGAGATTGAGACTACCAGAGACATCTCAGCACAGATTCTTAGGCACCGTAGCTTTTCCTTTCAGGAGTTTAGTCAGCGGTATGCTGAAGTGGATTTAAGACCAGAGCTACCACATCTCCGCAGACAGGACCTTAAGAACCGTCAAAACAGTATCGATGACTTTGAGGATGTTGCTACTCCTGGTCAGCTTAGCTTTGAACAACGCATAGCTCACCTCTACTCGGCAAGCTACAAGGTCTATCAGGATCTTCTTGATGCTGGGGTTGCCAAGGAGTGTGCCAGAAAGATCCTTCCCCTTAACAGCCCTACCCGCCTCTATATGTCGGGGACTATTAGATCCTGGATCCATTACGTTCATGTCCGTGGTGGTCCTGATACCCAGCTAGAGCACCGACAGATCGCCCTTGCGGTTAAAAGCCTACTTATTCAACAACTACCTGCTCTGACCGATGTCATTGACCCTTGACCAGGCTAAACGGATTATTGCCGTAGCGCCAAAAGATTCCTACTATTACCAGGAAGCCCTTCGTACCCTTCATAAGTCCGGCTATTATGGAACCCCCGCGCCTTCGCCTAGCAGAGACCAAACAGATCCTAGAGGCAGCTAAAGGTTTACCACTCTGGTGTCGGCACCTTTTATTGGGACTGCTTGTCTGGTGGGAGGAATGGCTGATCCATAAGAAAGCTGAGGCTGCTGTTGATGAAGCGATTGAAGCCTATGAAGCACTTCGTCCTGCTGATGTGTTGTTGCCTCCGCCTAACTATTCTGAATCTGGTGGGGGCTTCTTTGACGAGATAAGGCTGAGTGCCCCCTGGAAGGCTCAGGAAGACCCCTCCGACCATCCTCAGGTGTGAGGACACCTAAGGCCACTCGGAGGGTCCTTCTAGGCGCTTATGGAGGGGCTGATGATTTTTGACACAAATTTCTGAAGTCCTTACGCATGTAGTCGCGCCGCTGTGGCCCCCCATAGGAGTGGGTCTCCCAGAAAACACGCACGCGGGGGTGGGTTACCTGTAGCCAGGGCCAGTAGTCAAACCCACTAGGCAGGCTCAGGAGCCTCTCGCGTGCGTGTGCGCGTGTGCTCGCCCGTGCGCGTGACTGCGCGTGTGCGCCTGTGTCTCTATTCTCATTTAGGATCTGTTCGTTCTCAACAACGTGTGCTTATTGAGAATGTTACAGTTTCGTTACAAAGCTTGACCGATGGGTCGGGGTGGCTTATGTTGTGTTCATCGGGGACAGGAGCCGTGGCGAATCACTGGCCAACCTCACCCGATAGGATCAATCAGCCACTACGTGCTACGATCCGCACCAACACAACACACAACACGCCATGAGCTACTTCGCAATTGTAAAGATTGATGACGATGGCCAACCTGAGATCATGGATGGCTATGATAACTACGACTCAGCTGATGCCGTTCTCGATGGCTACTGTGAGCGCTATCCCAACTCTTACATTGACATTGTAGAGATGGCCGCAGATGTGCGGGCTGCCTTTGCTTCATGATGCTATGGTCGGGCGGGTGCTGCGACCTTAAACAACGCGCACCCAGCAAACCACACAACCACGGGGTAACATCATGACCAAACGGGGCAAACCACGCGCCAACACGCGCCACATAGCAGGGATGCTACAACTTGCTAGTGTTGCTGACATAGTAGAGGGCAGGGAATGGTACGACCGCGCCTATCGGTTGGCGGTTCAATTAATCCATGCCTACCAACCACTGACACTGGGGCAAGCCATAGGCGTGATAGCAGCACTGTCACCAAACAACAAATGGGAACGTAACTGTAGGGATGCTGAGTGCATGATTAGACTATGGCATACTGGGGTCGATCCTAGGTTAGCCACAGTGTGCACATACAACAAAAACAAAGACAAAGCGGCGCAAATTCTAGAGCTAGCATCACCAGACAGTGAGACTATCTCTTCAATCTTAAACGGTCGCAAGGTAGTTGCATTCTTTCGATCAATTAGTGGCTTTACTGATAGTGTCTGCATTGATGGCCACGCCTACGCTGTGTTTATCGGTGAGCGCATACCAACTACGAAAACACCTAACATCGGCAAAGCACTGTATGAAACTATCACCAAATCTTACTGTTTAGTTGCTGATCGATCCATAGAATTGTGCGGCCATAAGTTAACACCGGCACAGGTTCAGGCTGTTACCTGGGTAACCTATCGGAGGCTTTCCAATGTATTCTGAAGCGCAACAAATCGACCTCTTTTATGATCAATTGCTGCTGAATTATGAACACTCACAAGCCCCAATCGATGACACCGACGACAGTGACTACTACCACGGACTCGATGATGATGACCCACTTTGATGATCTGGCCAGCATCCTATCTAGGCGCTGGCTATCTGGCAAACACACAGTCCCAACACCACATGAGCGCAAAGCTTTTCTGC